TTTAGGTTGGAATAAAGATAAAAAAGGAATGACTAAATCTAAACAAACTAATTTTCTATACAAAGGTGAAAAAGAATGTGTAGATATTTATTTTGAAAATGGAAAAAAAATAACTTGTACTCCAGAACATAAATTATTAACATCTAATAATGAATGGGTTAAAGCAAATGAATTAAAAATTAATGAAAATCGTTTAAAATGTAGTGTTAAATATCCTACTATTGATATTAAAGAAGAAATACAAAAATGTAATAATTGGTCTTTACATATAAGCAATAGTCTTATACTTAAAACTAATACACAAGAAGAGTATTTTAAGTCAATGGCATTTGCCAGAATTTTAGGATATTTAATTACGGATGGGTATATTAGTAATAGAGATATTCAAGCATATATATTTTTAGGTCATCAAATAGATGTTGAAAGAATTTTAGAAGATATTAAATTATTTACACCTGTTACACAAACTGATTTCATAGATAATAATATATTTCGTATTAAATTACCACATAATTTTATTGATAATATTATTGATATTAAAGGTATAGTGCGCGGTAATAAAGTTAAACAGCCTTCAGTCCTTCCTGAATTCATCTTAAAAGATGATTGTCCTTTACCAATTGTTAGGGAATTTTTAGCAGGAATGTTTGGTGGAGACGGGCATACTTGTTATATTGCTAAAAATACATTTACATCTATCTCATTTTCTAAAAGTAAAGTCATTACACATATTGAGTCATTAAAAACAATGATGGAGAATATTAAAACATTACTTTCTAAATTTGGAATAAATAAAATTACAATACAAAATCAAAAAGTAAATACAAGTTCTAAAAATAGAATTGATAATGAAAAAAATTATGAAATTGTTTTACATTTAGATATTAGTGAATTATTAACTTTCCACGAAAAAATTGGTTTCCGTTATTGTTGTCATAAAAATCAACGGTTAGAGGCGGCAGTAGCATATATGAGCCTACGTGTTAATGTTACACGACAAAAAAAATGGATTATTAATCGTGTTAATGAACTTACTAATTATAAAGAATTAAAAAGTCAAAATCCTGATAAAATAGTTGGAACAACAAACGCTGTTAAAAAGGCAATTGAAGAATTAAAAGCAATTGAACCTATTTTACACACTTGTTCTATACCTTCTACTCACGATATTTTAGAATATTTAGTTAATGAAAGAGAAGGTGGTAAATTTCAGAGTTCTAAGTTTATAAGTTCAACAGACTTCTTAAAAAGTATTGATGCTATTGATTGGTTTAATATTCCTAAAAGTCAAACACCAATTATATCTGAAACAGAAGACATAACCGAAACACTCGAAACACTCGAAACACTCGAAACTACGGAAACACTAACAAACAATTATGGTGTTATTAAAAATGATGACGTTTTACCAACAATGAACCTTAAAGTTATTGATATTCGTAAAGCTGGAGTTCATAAAGTATATGATATTCAAGTTGAAAAAGAAGAGTCATTTTTAGCTAATGGTATTGTATCACATAATTGTATGATTGCTCACGGTGCTATGGGTTTCTTAAAAGAACGTATGATGGATGTCAGTGATATATTTACAGTTCATATTTGTAAAGAATGTGGCTTATTTAGTATTGTTAATCCAAAAGATGCTGATGGAACTCGCACTTGTGGTGGCTGTGAAAAATTCTCTCAATTTATAGAATTAAAAATTCCCTATGCTTGTAAATTACTAATGCAAGAATTGGAAGGAATGATGATTACACCACGATTTAATATTAATAATACTTAACTATCTTTTTAGAAAATATCTTTTTAGAAAAAAGATAACAAAAATATCGTAAATATATCTTTAAAAAAGATAACAAAAATATTTAATAATAAAAATTAATAATATAATTTATATTTTTTTTTAAAATAGTTTTAAATCCATAGACCCGCGAACTAATAAAATATACACAATTGTATGTATAAGTAATCCAAGAGTTGTTGGACACCCATTAATGTCTGAAATTTTACCTAAAAGACATCCTAACATTTTTTGAGTAAGCATATATGTGTATGGATGTATTACTAAAATAAAAATTGAGGCGGAGAAGATACTAATCTGCCATTTTTTATAACTAGAATCTGTCATTCTATATATAAATATAATATATATATATATTTGATATGTTAAAAGATGTATAAATTATAAATACTTTAATTAATTGTAATTCTATTATAACTAATTATTTTAATTTTATTAAATAAAAAAGAAAATAAATAAAAAAAAGAAAATAAATAAAAAAATAACTTAATCACTTTCAATACTATCTATAAAATTGTCAATAGGTTTTTCGTTTTTCCCTCTTAATTTATAATCTCTAAATTTTATTGATATATTTTTTTCTTTTGCTAATTTTAAAATTTTATTTATTATTTTAGAATCAAATTGATTTTTTTTTCCAATTAACATTATTTTAATATAATATTTATCTAATGGTATTTTTTGATTAAAAAGAATTTCGTGTGAATACATAAATTTATGACTTTTAAAATAATGAGTATTGGCTTCTAGTCTTTTATTTATAACATTTTTTAATTTTGTTAAATTTGGCATTTTAGTAAGGTTTCCATCTCCATATATAATTGTTTCTTCATTGGTTTTACCATTTTCAAATTTATCACTAAAACCACCTATACGAGTAGCATAAAAAGGCAAGTCTTTTAATATCTTTTTATCTAAAACAATTGCACAATTTCACCAATGAGGAACTACATCTGCTTGATTTGGAATATCTTTATATACAAGTTGTGTAAATATTTGATTAGAAGGTTTATTTTGTAATATTATAATATCTTTTTTTAATGGTTTATTATTAATATATCCATCTTGTAAAATTTTAATCAGATTTTCAACTTTTGTTCCGTGAATAATATATTCTTTCATTTTTTTTATTATTTAGTTTATTATTTATAACTATATTTAATTTCATATAATTAATTTTATATAATAAAAAAATTAAAATGATTTAAATGAATAATATAGTTAATCACTTTCAATACTATCTATAAAATTGTCAATAGGTTTTTCGTTTTTACCTCTTAATTTATAATCTCTAAATTTTATTGATATATTTTTTTCTTTTGATAGTTTTATTAATTTATCTATTAATTTAGGGTCATAAAATGTTTTATTCCATCTCATTATTATTGTAATACAATATTTATCTAATGGTATTTTTTGATTAAAAAGGATTTCGTGTGAATGTATAAATTCATCACCATATAAATTATCTCTTTTCATTCTTTTATTTATAACATTTTTTAATTTTGTTAAATTTGGCATTCTAGTAAGGTTTCCATCTCCATAGATAATTGTCTCTTCATTAGTTTTACCATTTTCAAATTTATCACTAAAACCACCTATACGAGTAGCATAAAAAGGATAATCTTTTAATAATTGTTTATCTAAAACAATAGCACAAGTCCACCAATGAATATGTTGTTCTGTTTGATTTGGTATATCTTTATATACAAGTTGTGTAAATATTTGATTAGAAGGTTCATCTTTTAACATTATAATATCTTTTTTTTTAGGTTTATTATCAATATAACCATCTTGAAAAATTTTAATGATATTTTCTATTTGTGTTCCGTGTATAATATATTCTTTCATTTTTTTGATAATTAAGTCTATTATTTATAACTATATTTAATTTCATATAATCAATTTTATATAATAAAAAAATTAAAATTAATTGTAATTTATTATATATAATAATTTAATGTTAAACTATTTCTACTATTTTTCCAAAGTTATGACATTTCATCTAAATAATTAACATAGTCTTCATCTGGTTCATCATCAACATAAATACCTTCAACTTTGAGTTGATTAAAGAATAAACGTAAAGCATTATCAATTTCTTTCAATTCAAATTCAGTTTTATAATCAATAAAAGCAAGTTTATCATTTACAAATTCAATGTTATAGTTAATATCACCTAAACTTTTAGAACAAAATGTGTTCATATCTAAATCCATTGTTTTAGGAATAGAAATACCAATTTTAATTGTTTTTTCACAAGGAATAACAATAATTAATAACATATCCATTGCTTGTGGTTTTGGTTCGATACCTTTGGCTTTCATTTGTTCTAATGCCTTTGGATTTAACTCCTTGCTTTTCAAAACTTCTAAAAAGAGATGGTTCATCATTTTATTACATTCTTCAATAGGTAAATATTTAGTTAATGTATCTGTAGGTTCAGCATCTTCGCTTTTATCAGGAATAATAATAGAAAGTTCTTTACTCATACAAACAAATGAACCATTATGTTTAATAATTTTATTAATTTGTTCTTTAATTTCGGCATTGCATTTTTTAATTTCTTTATCAAATTGTTGAGTTTGTAATTGTTGGTTTGGTTTTTCTTCTTCTAAAGACATTTTTAGTGTAATATAGTATAATATAATATAAAATTAAATTGTATAATGGGCTTTTAATAATATAAGTATTTTTATATCATAAAAAATCAATTTTTAAATAGAAAAAATTTAATTTTTAAATAAAAAATTGATTTTTATAATAACACTAATATTATTAATAACAATACTAAACAAAATGGAAAACTCAACAACGTTTACTGCCAATAACGGAAAACAATATGATAATCATGATTTAACTTATACAAATCATCTTAAACATTTGTTTAATTTATGTGATTCTAAAGCTAAAGAAGAATTTAATGATTATAATACTATTATGTTACAAGATGTATTTAGTCGAAATGAATTATTAGATGTTACAGATAAATTTGAAAAAATAAAAAAGACAGATAATACAAGAATGTGGGAGAATTTTGTTGAAAATGCTTTTAATTATAGACCACACCAACCTTGCTGTATTCAATAATTAATGTATTTTTAATTATTTAAAAATTTGTTAATTTAAAAAATAAAATTTTAAAATTAACAAATTTTATTTTTTTAAATTAAGAAATTTTATTTATTTTTTATTAATCTATAATTAATCATCCATAATTACAATTTGTTTTTTTTTAGTAAGTTTTTCTTTTTCTTTTTTGTCTTTATCAGTTATACTTATGGGTTCTTCTTCTTCATCATCATCTACTTCTCCTTCTTTTTTGTCATTCATTTTAGGTTTAAAAATATTCTTTTTTGTTCTTTTTTTCTGTTTAGGTATAGGTTTAGTTTTTATATTTCCATTTTGAGATATTTTTTTATAATAACTTAATATTGTTTGTTCTTTATCTTTTATACTTTTTAAATAATTATATTTTTCTATTTTATGTTCTGGAGTATTTTTATTTTTCATTCTTATTTATTAGGCTTGTCCTCAAATAAACGGGCGTGTTTATAAATTGATAAACCTAAAAGAGCTTATTTAAAAGCCTAGAATTTATTTGACGGTTATTATATTTAAAGTAGATATTTATTTTTAAATATTTATTTTATTAAATACTTAATTTCAAACTATATTTTAACATTATATTAAAATACATACTATATAATAACGGTTAAATTCTTTTATTAATCTATTTTAACACCTCTTCTATAATGTTCAGGTCTATTACCTGATATCATATAAGTATCAAATAGTTTTTTAATATTATAACATCCATTCTTATCCCTATTAATACACCCTAACCTATTATTTTCCATTTTATATGTTAGGATTGAGTGCATTTTGTAGTTTGTACCTGTTATAGGTGATGGTAATATTAAATTCTCACATCTGTTTTCTGTTTTATAATTTAAACATGATGTTCTATATTCATCTATATTGTAAACTTTAAATCTTTCTTTTAATTTACGTTTTAATGTAATATTAGGTGTTGATATAAAATTAGACATTTGTTGTCCTATACTCCAATCACCTATTATCATTATATGTTCTTTACTATATTCTTTTTCTATTTTATTTAATAAGTTATCTTCTGCTCTTTTTTTATTAATAAAAGAATACCAATTATACTGTCTAAATTTATTATCATTATTATTATATAAATCTATTACCTTATCATATATTTCAAGTTTCTTTTTTATATATTTTTTAAATTCTTCAACTATACAACTTTTTGAATTTAAAACTGTTAACTCAGTTTCTATTGTAGTTATACCTAGAGTATTTTTATATACATTTAGTTTTTTACTATATTTTAATCTTTTAGTTTTTTCCATATGTTCTTTATTAGTATAACTCATAAATTTAGTATTATCATCCATCATAGTAAATAATGACCTCTTACCAGGATCTATAAAAATATGCTTACCTTCTAAATCTTTTTTATTAACAATATCTTCTATATATGAAAATTCGCAATTATTAATAGATGTAGTATTTATTATACTTTCGCCTATTTTTTTATCTGTATTTTCTTTTAACTTTTTATTTGCTTTTATTTTTAACTTTTCTTTTGCTTTTTCTTTTGCTTGTTCTATCTTTTCTTTTTTAATTATTTCTTTTTCTATTTCTTTACCTTCTTTGTTAAGTCCTCTTAATCTATTATTTCTTATAGTATTACCTAATTTCATTTTTAGTTTTTTTGCTTTTTCTATTTCTACATAATCCTTATGTAAAAATCTTAATGCTGTAGAAAACCCATCAGTTATAATTGTATAATCAAATACATAATTTTTAATTGTCTTATTAATTTTAAATATATTAGTCCATATAATAGCTTTTTGTATTTCGATATGTTTAAATACTTCAGATACTTTATTTTCAAATAATTCTATTAAAGCACTTGTATCAATTTGTATATGTCTTAATATTGTATTACTTTGTAAAGGAAAGAACTGAAATTGATGTGTATTTAATTTACTAAGCTCCAGATTTATATAAATCATATATTTAAAAAATATTTGAGGTGTATTCTTAAGTGCAATATAAATATTTTCATTATTAGTGTAATTAGGAACTATTTTACTTCTATTTTCTTTTAACCATATTTTATAATAACCTTCACATATGCTTGTATTTTCAAATATGTCCTTTTTTAATATTTTTAAGTCCTTAAATAATTGTTTTTTAAAATCTTTATTTTTAATTTCATTTTCATATTTATTAATAAAATATGAATTTACATATCTATTAATATACTTAATAAAGTTATTTTTAATATTATTATTAATTGAGGTTAGCATAGTAACAGCATAATAATTTAATATAGTTGATAATTTAGTACCATTTTCAAATTTATCAGTAATATCATTTTTATATAATTCTTTTAATTCATTAAATAATATAAGATTATTACCTGATGGTGTTTTTTTAGTTTCAACAACAGATTTAAATGCAATTTTAATAGTATCTGTAGTAATATTAGGGATTGTAGTATTAGTTTCGTATTTTTTTAATATCCATAATCTTAATAACATATATGATTTTATTACTATTTTATTAGTTCTCCCAATAGCATCATCAAGTGTATTTACTACATTTTTATTATTATAAATAATAGAACTATCTAAAATTTTATTACTTCTTAGTTTTAGACATTTATATTTATCAGGTGGTTGTTTACTCATATTATTAATTAAAATATATTTATAATATAATTATATTTTAATATAAGTATTTTTTTAAATCAATATATTATCAATATATTATCAATTAATTAATAAATAAAAATGCAATTAAAAAATAAATTAATAGATGAACTAATAAATTTAATTATGACACAAGTAAAATTATATAAAAAGTCTTTGGATACAAGAGGTAAAAAAATATAATTTTATATAAAGAAATAATAAAAATATTTTTAACTAGATTAGAAACAAACTTAACTTGGTATAGATTATCTACTATTTATAATATTTCAAAATCACATATTCATAATATATTTTATAAATGGACTAGTTATGGTGTATTTAAAAATGCATATGATACATTTTTAAAGAAGTATAAAATATATATAAATAATGAAGAAGCATATATAGATACTACTACTATACTTAATAAATATGGTTATATAAATACAACAGGTTATAATAGCTTTGAAAGTAAAAAACATAAATGTAATAAATTGTCAATTATAAGTAGTGCTAATGGTATTCCACTTGGTATTAAACTTGGTTGTGGTAATATTCATGATATAAAATTATTAATTGAAACATTACCTAAAAAAACATTTTTTAGAGTTTTATATGCGGATAAAGGTTATAATTCTATTAAGTTAAAAACAATGCTATTAATTACTAGAAAAATAAAATTAATATATCCATATAAAAAAAATCAAAAAGATAAAAATACAATAGGAGATAAACATGGACTACAAAATAGACTGAGAGTTGAACATGTTAATAATTTTTTAAAACAAAATAAAGCCTTAAATACTAGATATGAAAAATACATATCAAATTTTGAAGGATTAGTATATTTAGGTTGTTTAAAGTTAGGTTTACAAATTATTATTCGTGAGTTTTATAAATTTTAAGTTATATTTAAAATACATAAAAGATATATTTTTAAAAATATTTTTAAAAATAAATTTAATCATAGTAGCAATTATTAGATTAGAAATAAATTTAAAAAAATATATTTATTAATTAATAATATAAAATTAAATTTATTTTTTATTGCAAAATAAAAAACAATATATTTAATAATAAACTACACTATAAAAAATAAAAATCACTCATTTATTTGAGGATAAGCCCATTATATTTATATT